AAATCCATCGCACGCACCCTTTTCTTTGGCTAAGTCAACGCTCGCATTAATTAAGTTCCATTGAATTTGCTCCATAACCTCATGCACCAAATTAAGAGCTTCGGGATCTTCATACTTTAGTTTATTCTTTGCTAAGAATCCAGCAAGGTTTGTGATGCCAATACCTAAAGATCTGCGATACTTGGTAAAAGTTTCTCCTGCCACTACAGGGTATTCCTGATAATCAATAACAGAATCTAAGGTTCGCACAGCAATCTGACAAGCTTTTGCGATTTCGCGCTCGTTGGTAAGCTCTAGCAAGTTTAATGCAGATAAAATGCAAATTCCGATTTGGCCAGTTTCGTCATTAACGTCTTTGATGGGCACTGTGGGATGAATAATTTCTTGGCATAAGTTTGACATATAGCACGGAACGTCCCATGAACCATGCTCGTTTGCGGAATCAATATTCATACTATAAATACGCCCAGTTTCTAGCCGCTCTCTTGCATAAATTTCTGCCAACTTTCTTGCGGGAACTTTCTTCTTAAACTTTAGAGATCTTGAATTCTCATACTTTAAGTAAAGCTCTTCAAACTTTTCGTTATCTCCAAACGATTCATAAAGCCCCACAGCTTCGTGTGGCGAGAAAAGTGTTACATCTTCATTTGCAATCAAGCGATCATAGAATAACTTACAGAACTGCACAGAGTAATCCAGCTTACGAACGCGGTTATCATCGGTTCCTGCATTGTTCTTCAGCACTATTACATCTTCTACTTCGTAGTGCCAGAATGGTATGTGTACCGTAGCAGAACCGCCACGAATGCCATTCTGAGTAGTGGACTTTACAGAAGACTCAAAACATTTAAGATATGGAATGAGACCAGTGTGAATTACCTCGCCACCCCTAATGGGGGAGTTGATGGGCCTTATACGTCCAACATTTAATCCAATACCTGCTCTATTTGCTGTGTACTTACCTACGGCATGTACTGATGAAAAGATACCATCTAAATCATCATCTACATCCACAAGTACGCAACTTGCAAACTGACGCTTCACTGTGCGGACCCCACACATAATTGGTGTCGGCAGGTTGATTTTGAATTTTGAGTAGTATTCATAAGCGGATTTCACATCAGCAATATTGTCAAAAAGACACATAGCAATCAACATATATGCAAACTGTGGAGTTTCGTGTATCTCTCCAGTTTCTCTATTTTTAATGAGATACTTGTCGATCATCTGCTGCAATCCAGCATAAGTAAACTCGTCGTCTCGCTTGTGGTTGATACATCCCTCAAGATGTGCAATATCTTCTGCTGACCACTTCTCTAGAATTTTAGGGTCATAGTGTCCATTGTCTATATTGCGTTCAATTAAATGGCCAAATAAAATGGGATGCTCTCCAGAACCCCACACCTCTTTTCGCAATTGCATATTCAATAGTCTGGCTGCTACGTACTGGTAATTAGGTTCCGTAGTTGAAATTAGATCGTTTGCTGACTTGATTAAGATCTGATGAATCTCTCTTGTGGAAATGCCATCGTAAATAGAAAGATTAGCATTCATTTCAATATCGGAAAAGGAAACACCATTAATCCCCTCCGTAGCCCATTCAACAACTTTGTGTATTTTCTCAACAGAAAAATCTTCTTTGTTTCCGTTGGCTTTAGTAACTTGCATTTTAACCTCGTTTCAATAAGTTTATCGACGTAGAGTATTATACACCATTGGGACAAAAATTTCACTTCAAAAATAAAAAAAACCTGCCGCTTTTCTAAAAAAAACGACAGGGTTAAATCGGAATAATTAAGGGTGTAATTATTTATCTAATTTAGAAATTATGACATCGAATTTTGTATTAATTGCGCTGTGCATATTCTTGGTATCGTTGATTAGCATTCTGCATTCAGTCATACTTTCGCCGATCTCATCTACCTTTTCTTCTACACTTGCCACACGTCTATCTAATACTTTTAATCTTTGGTTTAAAGAGTCGTTTACTTTTTGTTCTAACACGATAATTTGCTTCCCTTGCTGCACCAGAGTATAAACTACCCAAGTAAATACAGGGACAGCAACCATGCCGATTACTTCGGTTATGTTTCTGATAAGATCCCATGCTTCGTTCATTTATACCTCGCTTGACATGAAAAAGTAAAAAGAAAAGAAAAGGGGTTAGAAAGTTCTTTAGAAGCACACAAGACAATTTTCACAAGGAGAACTTGTAACCAACTAACCCCTTAATTTACTTAACCAGTAATTGGTTTATAGTCGAAGTAGTCACCGCCTGTAGCGGGATCAAGATCAACGAAGTCAACCTTCATAACCAGTTGACCCGGAACTGCCAAAGTTGGCGTGGCAGCGCGGTCAAGAGCTTTATCAGCAGCGTCACCGTCTGTCAAGTCAAACATGTTGGTTCCAGTCAAGGTTGCTGGGGCTTCAATCGCATCTCCATCAGCATTGGTGAACAAAGCAGCAGAACGCACTGCAAACTTCGTGTCAGCGTGTGAGCTGTAGCCAGTGTAAGAGTAGCGACCATTTCTGAATCGCGAAGCAATTGTGGCTCCAAAATCGTGCTGGAAGTCCATAATAGATTTGCGACCTTCTGAGTAAGCGGCTGGGCTTAAAACGGCATTGGAAGCAACTCCAGAGAGAGTGCCACTAATAGTTCTAATCACATATTTGCCAGCTTCAAAGTAGGCGAAAGTGCCAGAACTTAGCGCTTTTTGGGTTCCATAAAGTCCGTTGCTTAAAATAACGGGAAATGGAACTCTAGTTTCTGCATCAACAGCATCTTTAAGTAAAAATGCTTTGGTAATTACAGAACCAGTGGTTCCGTTTCCAAGAAGAGTACCGCCTTGATTTTGTGCAACAAAGGCGCCACCAGTTGTGTTTACAACCGCAGGTGCGGAAGGTGAAGGAACAGGCATGAGAAAATCTCCTATCAAAATATAGTAAAACAAGTAAATACAGATTTTCCACGTCCAAAATATATCCATTTCCTTATTAATATATACACAAAAATTAGTCAATTTCTTATATCAAAAACAAAAAAACCAGAGCGCTCCTTTGTAGACGCTCTGGCTATTGTATTGGCGGGATGTGCTACTTAACCTCCCAACACGCGGGATGTGAGGACTAACCTCCCTCACCAATTTTTACGAAAGACTTTCTTGGCAGTCTTTGATAGCAGATTTTAATCTTCTTCTAGCAGTTTCTCTACTGTATCCGTTTACCCTGCCAATTTCTGCCATAGTCATGTTCTTATAAAATCTCTGCTCTAAAATCTCAACAGTTTCTTGATCCAACCCTGTCACAATATCAATTACATCTATCTTGGATTCGTAATTGTTGTCAATCTTTTCAAAATTATCACATTGATATTCTGCACGCTTCTTTTTCAGCTTGCTTTTCATAGCGTAAGATAAATGCTGATAAAGATAAGAAGTAAATTTACTCTTTGCTGGATCATGCTTATCTATACATTTCCATAAAACGTCCATTTTGATTGATTCAATATCGTCTAAGTCTATATTACGGCTGTATCTATTAGACACTTTATTCATAATATTTTGTACGTCAGAATCATTCCACAAGTCTTCAAATTTTTGGTTGATGTTATCCATCGTCACCCCTCAAAATAATACCGCCTAAAAGTTTTTTAAGCTCTAAAAGTTCATTCAAACCATCTAAATACTTTTTATCAAGATCGTTTGACACAATATAATCAACGTTTCCACTAGGAGAAACGAAAATCGACCAATATTTCTTGCTGGCAATCTGCTGTTTTACTAAATCTACCGTGACTTGAACATCTTCATTTAACACTTCTTGCGGAGTGTAGTCACATATTGTTTTTTCTATGTCTTTTCTTACGTTTTTAAAATCAAAAGTAATTGGGATACCAATAAAAAACGTGTACCTGCCCAAAATTCTTAAAGCCTCTACACCTTCGCATCGCTTTAGTTTGTTTCTAACTGACTTAGTTATATCAAAATTAGTAGTTGCTATCCAACAATCCCAACGATTACTAGGTTTAAACATGGATTCCATTGGATACATACCAACCGGCGTGTGCAACAAACCAAATGACGATTTGTCAAAAATAGGAATCATTGGTGAACCTCCGGAATCTCCGATCCCAGCTTCTCCAAGAAGTTCATTTTCTAACTCTTTTAACTCTGCCTCTAAATTGTAAACGTATTCTTCCTCTTGAGCATTCCAACTTTTCCATATAATTCTTTTACGAGACATCGGAAACTCCTATAAATGAAAAACTTGATCCGGCTGCACAACTACTTCATCTTCTTCTGGAGATACTTCCTTTTGATTATCTATAACAAAAGAACTTATCAAATTAATTATATGTAAATAGTTTTGCTCGTTACCATTCAATACGCATTCTTGCTTGATTTCAGACAGTATTGCGTCTGGTAATTCATCAAACATTAATTGATAAAAAATTGAGGCAACAGATGCTAATCCATCAGTTGTGTTGTCCCAATCGCAATTATACTCTACCAAACCCTGCTTGTCAACAGATATTGTTAACTTTGCAGCAAACTCTTGGTTAATATGTGATTGATCTTGGGAATTTTCTGATTGCTGGTTCATATTTTCTTTCTATATTTATTTCATCGCTATTCACAGTTCTGCCTTCTTTAATAATAACCGAATCGGCAGGAACAGTGACCACATAAACAACTTCTGATTCTGTGCTGCCCTCCTGATGTATAAAATCGGCTAAATTAATTTTAAAATACCTTGGGTCTATATTAGTATGTTTAACAATTAAATCATTAATAGTACCATCTATACTCTTGGTGGATATATACTTAGATATAAAATTATAATCATCATCAACTATATATCTAATATTACTAGGCCCACAGTATTGATAATTGGAGATAACTTCAATTATAATTATACTAACTTTTGTTTTCATCTTCTTGCACTTGATCCGCCTGTTTAATCCGTTCGTCGCTGTCCATTTGTCCTTTTAGTCTATTTAGCATATCCAGCTTAGCATGAGCTATCGCGTAATACTGGACCCACTCTTCCATGTTCTTCAAAGAGTGGTTATCGGTAGGGTTTGATAAAATACAATTAACTTCCCAAGTAGCCTTGTTCATGTCTGCCTGAATCTTTGTCCTCAAAACATTTACAATATCCATCTATTTCTCCTGATTAACTAAACACCATGCCAAGCCTCGAAAATAAGCGCTGAGCTGCCCTTTCTCAATTTCGGAAAGTTGGTGATTTTGAGTTCCTAAAACATCTATAAATAATCCCGTTATACCTGCGGCATATCCTTCGTATTTTCCTCTCATAGAGCTTCCAAAAATATTTCTGGCGGCTTCAGTATATACATCGTTAATTTGTTGAGAGTCTGCATCATAATCCAACACGCGGTTGGCAAATATGTCATTAAAAATTGCAAGTCTGACTCTATCCATATCATCGGTAACCAGCTTGGCTACACTTGAGACTTTTTCAATTACTTGTTGATTTGGTTCAGCGATCTGTATTACGGCAGGTTTTTCTGGCTTAACCAAAATATCAGGAATCCGTTCCTGAATTTGTGGCAAAAATAAACCAACCAACACAAAAGCTAACCCTACGAGGGCGCGTTTCATTAAAACTCCTCTTCTTCAGAATCGTCGGTTCGCACTTTAATTAATAATGGAAACACCTCGTCAAGCTTGGCAGATGCCTCTTCTAGCCCCATGTATTCACAAGCGTCGGCTAGGCATTCCCACTTACATACTAAATTAGTTAGATCGTGTTCATGGCAATCGTGTAAATCCAAATCATCATTATCCACTACGACCTTGTTTCTACCTGATTGCCAATTATCAATCTGAGTTTTAACCCAAGGCAAGGCAGCGGAGCCAGCAATGCCGACACCGATAATAATAAAAATCCACTGAGGCAAACTTAAAGAATTCAAAATTTCCATCTATAGTTCCTATGCTTCTGTTTTATCTTCGATTTTAGTTTCACGAATTGTGTCACCAATAACCCAAGCCACCACAATAGTGACTACGCCAAGGATCTGATCTTCGTTCAGATTAATACCCAAAGTTTCTCCCGCTACAACAGCACAAAGACCGATAGCAGAAACCCAAAAACGTCGGGACGTTAGTAAAGATTTTAATTTCATTTAAAATTCTCCAATAAAAAGTAAAAATATAACAAGGGAAGCAGATTTTAAACTCCGTACACGACGGAATTACCTCTTTACCTCCCTCATCACGTATTAAACATACGCCTACGTTTGGCGCAGTTGCATCCAATCTTGTTACATCCGCATGGACATAAATCTTCTATAATAATATCTGGTTCGTTCATAGACACTCCGTGATAGGGACACGGTGTGACATGGCCGTCGCCGTTTCTGATCTGACCAGTTCCTTGACATGGACACTTTTCGGGATCAGGATCGGGCACTAAATTATCGTCAGGAGTTACGTCAGGAGGAACGATGAATATGTCTTTTTCCGCTTCAACGAAACCTTCTGTGGTTTCTATAATTATAGCCTGTATCTCTTCATCTTGCAACCCGAATCCGCGAAATTCTTCGATATTTGTAACATAAATAAATCCTGCAATGGCTACAGCGCCTATGGCGGCTCTTTGTGGTAAACTCATTTAAAACACCTCGTCGATTGTATATTTAATATCTCTAGGAGGAAACCCGTCTACATCGCTGTAAACCCATGCGCCGCCTCCAGACAACATGCCTCTGGCATCCTGCTCTCTAATCCAAAAACTTCCATCCGGCTGTCCATGAACTTTTGGTCCTGCGTTCCACATTCCCCAACTATTTTGTACTAAAAATAGTGTTTCGTTTAAGCGTTCGCGTGTATCGTCGCAAGCGATCCACGCCATAGCATGGCTCCAACCGCTACCGCGTTTAGCGATACCGTTAGCATCTCTTCTGGACGAAAATCCATATCCAGAACAGACGGAAAGTGCATAGCCATTAGCCAAAGCATCTCTAGCTTCTTCTACAGTTCTAACATTAGACACTGTTTTTACTTGATGTTTTTTAGCTTCTGTTTTGTAAATACTATCAGGAATTCTATGGTTAGCTCCTAAACCAGAATTGTAAACGCTAAGATCAACATCGCCATAATCTTTCCTTACTAAAATCCCACCATTTTCATATACATACCTTGTAGCTCCAGAGCATGTCATGCCTTGCTGTCTATGACCTCGTGATTGATATATAGCTTCGGTAGCACCACGAGCAAGCCAGTCTTCGTTTTCACCGTTTTTAATTTCTACAGCTCTTGTAACATCAATAGCGTTTCTTGTAGAATGACTAACACAATCTCCAGTAGTCTGCCTTTCTGCGGGACCAAAACCCGGATCAAATTCCATAAGGCACTTAAACGGCAGGCTCAACTTTCCTTCTCCACTGCCGAATAAGTCATAAGCGGCAGCTCCGAATACAGGCATAGGAAGTTCGCCTAGTAGTTTTTTTACATCTAGTTCGTCGCAAATTGCGCCAGTAAAACCTTTTTTGTAATAGTTAAGAATGGATCTTGGTGTCTTAAAATTAGAGTCCATTTAATAGCTCCTTAGCTGAATTTTCCCAAGTAAATTTATTTGCAGTTTCTATACCTGCACGATTTAGAGAGCACAAATCACGCATATGTTTGTCCCAACCATTTAAGTATTGCTGTTTAGCACCATGCACATTTCTCATATGTTCGATAAGCTGAGATTTGGCAGAATCGTTAAAACTCGCCCACTCCCCGTGACCTCCTGTAAAAAATACACCATCGTGCGCTGGTTCAAGACTGTCAATATCAATTAGGAAAGAGTTATCTTTATTGCAAAATTCTGTGTGCGCTGAATAATTCGTTGCTATTACGTCTTTACCGCAAGCCATCATTTCTAGCAATTCAAGATTCCACCCTTCTGCCCTAGCTGGGAATACTCCACAGTCTGTTTGTTTCATGATATTATACACATCTTCGTGGGTCTTTTGTCTTGGAATCATCCTAATCTTGCCTCCAAGCGGGGAATTCTTGTATAGTTTTTCCCAACCCTGATTATGCTCTCCAATAAATGGATTATGACACATCATCCATAATTCTACATTATCGTCACTCTTAAATGCTCGATTAAAGCATTCTAGCAGAATGTCGTGACCCTTGCGCTTTTCCCATTTACCACAATTAAAAAAGATTGTTTTTCCCTTTCTTGACACTTGAGGTTTAAAAATTTCGGTATCTACACCAAGAGGCACAACGTGAACCCTATCTTCAAAAAGATCGTGACCAACAGGCGTAGGGTACACCTCAGTTAGCACAACGTCCTTTGCCCACTGAGAGCAAACAAACAATTCATCGCAAGCCATTAGATGATGCTTTTCTAAATCAGTAAACCTATCCAACTCAAAAATAGGAAAACCAATAAACTTTCCCGATCCAATACGCTCTGCCATTTGATTCTGATGCCAGATCTTGACACAGGTAGCTTTAGGATCAAAGTTCTTAGCAGTCTCTAAACCTTTTTTGACTGCATCTATATCGTCTTGCCTGCTTGCGTGAGGTTGTCCAATCACATGTAATGCAACTTCTGTATGCTTCTGTAGCGATTTCAGTATATTTAATCCTGTTACTCCATAACCTAAGTCATTAATAGGCGTCATTAAATTCAGCATTTATTTTACCATTTCTTACAAGACCAGTACCTAGCTTTCCATCGTGGACCCGGAGTGTCGCACTTATGTCTAGCGCGAAAAGACCTACGTCTCGCTGGATCATCACGTTTTATTTCCATATTAGGATCGCCAAAGTTTACTTTTACAACGTTGCCCTTGTCGTTCTTTACATAAACAGAAAACTTTTTTGGCCCTTTGGGAGTTCTGAATGGCTTGCCTAGCTTTACTTTACGACCTTGATACTCTGCTGCTTTACCTTTGTATATCAGTACAACACCATCTTTTTCGTAATGATCCATCTGCATATAGGTATAAATTTCTCCCGTTTTGGGGTTTTCATATTTATAAGCGGCTTCAGCTACTTCTGCCTTGGACTTCTTTGGATGACCCTTTGGAAGCAGGTCGTTGTCTGTAGTGTATTTTGGATTCGAGGGCTTTCCTGTTCTTAGCAAATGTAAAAACGCATTCACTCTAGCAATGGCCCATCCATGACGACTCATCTTAGGAGCGTGGCTAGTTGAGTAAGCGCCCGCACCGCGACGATATACAGCTTTTAGCATTCCCAGAGTAGCTTTAGAGCCTTTGCCTTTGGCATTATGCTCCTTTGCCTTTTTAGAAAGCTGGGCAGTTACTTCCTTGCTGAAGGTAATTTTGCCGCTAGGATTTTTTGCGCTGTCAGGCTTGTTCTTTTTAGAGCCTTTCTTTTGATCTTTCTTTGGGGCGGGAGTTCTACGTGGATCATCTTTCGAGGGCTTGTCTGATTGTGCCTTTTTAATTTCTTCTTGACTCGGACGACCTTCTTTTTCGGTCTTGGCGGGTTTATAATTCTTTCCCTGTCGTTGTTTTTTTCTACGGATGTTTTCCCATAATCCGGGCTTCGCCACCGAAACGTCCCACTCTTCAACCTCTTCGCACCAATCAACTTCATTAACATATTCAGCTTCAGAGGGGATGTAGAAATTTTCTTCATTTAGCTCTTCTTCGTTGCCATAAGTTTCAAAATTGTACAGCATGTCTGCGGCAGTAATTAAACTAGCTCCAGACTTAGACATACATACAGCAATTCTTTGGGCTTTGTCTGGATATTCTTTTTGAACTTTTTCATCAGACATACATCTAGATACAAAACTTTCTCTAGATTCATCTTTGTTACGTTCTGGAAGAGGCATAATTATCTCCTGTAGTAAGGTATGCAGTTGTTGTAATAGTAGTAGTATCCGGGATTGTAATAATATCCACCGCTAAATCCAATAATAACATTGCGTCTTGGGGTTACGACCGCTCCCGGCGTGTAGCTCCAAATACCTTGACCTCTATAAATTGTAGTTGGAGGATAGTAAGTTACTGTGCCCCAGTAGTCATGGTAATGAGCAGCGGAGTGTGGATGTTGATGCCAAACACCATTATGTTGATGTGCATGATTGTATTGAGCTTGTAGCGTTAATCCGCAAAAAAGAACCATACATACAGCCAAAGCAAAAGTTTTCATATCGTTTCCTTTTCAAAAGAATATAAATTTGGAAATAGTTTATACCTCAAATCTTCCCACAAAGCACCAGCAATTACCATACTAGCTTCATTATCGCTAGGATAATGCACACCTTGCAAACAACGAGCATATCCAACAATACCAACCTGACGAAAGAAATCGCTGGAGAATTTAGGGTGCAAATCTGCAAGTAGATAAGCAGCGAAAGCAGCGTAAGCAGTGTGGCCAGAAGGATACGCGGGTGTGTGGTGGGTTTTTGTTTCGATAACATTGACATCCATTCCATAAATAGGGGCCAATTGTTCGGGTCTTGGGCGATTATATTGATATTTGAGGTTCATAATCACTGGCCGAGTTATGTTGTACAGCTTATTAAAATCAGACTGATTAAAATCTAGATTATACTTTTGGATGATTGGCCTAAACAAATCTAGCGATTCATTGTCAACTAATTCAACAAGCCTTCTTTGTTGAGGTGTTAGAGTTTTTGTTAAATTTGCCAGATATTTTAACTCCTTCCTAGTTCTTTCTGAACTATTCAAAGGAGGTTCGGGCAAGACATTCTTCCACCCTATTGTAATATCTTCGCTGACTTCCAGAACTTTTATATCGTCAGTATAGGCAATCTTGTCAATCTTGTTTGAGAACTGTTTTATTATTTGATTAGTGTCCACATTTTCCCCCAAAGGTTATATGGTTTATATACACATTTTACATGTTTGCCATACAATCTTTAAGCAGTTCTTTAGAATCTGTGTAATATTTCCTGTTGATTGTTTTATATATCAGATTCCTGCCCTCGGTAGCACTCAGTCCAAGATTTTTTAAACCAGTTAAGGCGTGCATTTTTACTTTGTCGGGAGTTTTAAGAGGAGATTTAGAACTTTTTTTCTGACTTGGCGTTGTACGACTTGGCGTTGTACGACTTGACATTTTATTATAGGATTTACGTTCCACGTATACCGTTGTTGGAACCTCTACTTTAACAATCTTTTCAACGGTAACATATTTTGTTTTACTATAAAAAGCCTGCACAAGATTAGATAAAATCATTATTGTAATCGGAAGTGATAGAAGAAAGAATAGTAGTGCGCCGATGGTGTCATCTGAATATCCAATATTTGTCATGTTTTTTATCCTGAAAGTAAAAATATAAATTGGCTGGATGCAAAAGTTAACCTCCCTCGCCAATTCAATTATACTTTATCATTTCTGATTGTCAAACCTTTATTTTTAATTTTTCGTATTTCTTCTTCCATTTTGAAGGTACTGGAATTCAGCTTTTTTTCCTCAATGGATCTAGACTTTTTTCGCAATGCTTTTTTTCGCTTTGCCGTATTTCTGGCTTTCTTCTTCTTTTCAGATCGTTTGATCTGAGATTTGGTTTTCATGCTTTTAGGTTTGCTCATTTGTCACTCTTTTTACTAGGGCTTGGACATTTTTCTAGCTTTTTTAAAAGTTTCTGCTTGTTTCTATGCAGCTTCTTTTTACGTTTTGTAATTTCTTTAATCTCAGATGTGGTAAGCTCTGGATTATATGACCGCTCTTGAAGTACGAAGATTCTTTCTTCTATATCTTCAATACTACTTAATATTTTTTCTTTGTTTTTCATGATTAAAAATAAAAGGCTGGCGGGATGTACCGACTAACCTCCCGACAAGCGGGACGCAGGGGATAACCTCCCTCACCAGCCTTTGGCTAAATTTCTAGAAACTTTGCGACTCTTCAGAACGTCCGGGCTTCATTAGCTTGGAAAACTTGCGAGGGCTAACCGTGTAGTTGGTTCGCTTTCCTCCATTGGAATCTTCCCAGTTTCTTTGTTCAAGAGATCCATCAACATGAACTGGGTCTCCCTTACCAAGACCAACAGCTTGTGCATACTTAGTGTGTCCCGGACCCCATAGATCAACATCCATGTATACAGTTTTTTCCTTTCCGTTGCCATAGTTTTCATTTACAGCCATGCGAAAGCTAACCAGCTCGCGATCTTGCCCGCCAGCGCTGATTGTTTTATACTCTGGATCACGAGTCAAGTTTCCAGTTAACGTAATTCTATTGTTGTACGACATATTTAAACTCCCTAAAATTAGTTTCCACGACGATTCAATGCTTTGCGAGCCAAAACGCGGGCGCGATCAACGCCATGAGTCCGCAGCAAGTTGCGCACAACACCGCCCGAAGGAGTGTTGGCAAAGCTCGCATAAAACTGTCTACCACTAGTGTTACCACTTGCAAAACTACGCACAGCATTAACGTTTGAACGATTAGTCAACACCATGTTCCAATCTGTTGTTCCAGTCATCTAGACCTTCTCCTTTAATAAAACACCAATTAATTTATGTGGACAACTATACAAGTTATCGCACAATTCCGATTTATGTGATGGACCCATATACAGTATATGAGTACCTGACATTTTATAATTCTTACGGCTATTCTTGATTAATCTTGAGCAGCGTATGAAATCTGCGCCAACATCTTCAACAACAAATTTGCCATATGACCCCATGTAAACTTTTTCCCAAGTTGCTGGGTTTTCCCAGTAAGGACCATTTCCGCTTACTGACTTAATGACATCGCCTTTGTTCAACGATCTCCAATTCTCAATAACTTTGTTTCTATTTTTTCTTTCGTAAAAAACATGACCACACACGCATGTGGCTTTTCTTGCGTGACACTTATCACTGCAAGCTGGACAAGTTTTAAATGGTTTCCGTTTCATAGTCGCTCCCTAAAAGTTTTAACTTGTTCAGTACATTATAGTATCGGCAAATAGATTTGTCAACTTTAATTTATTTTTTTTCTCAAAAAAGAGTAAGAAAACGTCGGTAGTTAATAATATCTACCGACGAATCCTTACCTTTAAGAATTAGTTGCAGCAGCAACCGCCAAAAACTCTACCAAAAAATCGTCTGACAGGACGTTTTTCCTTGATGCAGCACACTGCGCTACGAACAGGACGCTCTGTTTTGATGTAACATACAGCGCGACGTACAGGACGTACCTTGTCAATTACAACGAATGGCATAGTTACAACATTGCGAACAGCATTTCTTACTGGATGACAACACTCTTGAGCCATAGCTTGAGAGCTAAATAAAATACCAATACTAAATGCAATCGCTAAAACAAATCCCTTCATACTTTCTCCTTGTTCAAAAAAATTAGTAAATGCCTGTTTGGGTAGCAAGGGACAGGCAACCCCCGTGACAGCTACGCTGCCAGTGCAAAATCAAGTTCTGCAATTAAAAGGTAGTCGATTTTAACGAAGCCCATTCGACCAACTTCGGGTTGCGTTTAATATTTCTTGCGACCAGTCGATTCTAAGTCACGCCCATAGTTTGGGAGTGGACGTGGCGGGTTCTGCCCCCGCGTCCTGTGAAGCCTTCCATATTAACATTATACAACCATCAAAAGTTCCGTCTTTTTGTTCACAGAAGAAACGGTTTGCATAAAACTCCTGATTGCCAAGGGCAATACTACAAGTGCTATTATATTATACACGTTATTATCTGTATGTCAAGTAAAACCACATATAAATTAAAGCTAATATCAATAATAATACTAATAGTAATCTCATTATTCAAAAACCTTTTCTCTGTAAGACTCTGACAAGAAAGTTCCAGTAAACATCTCCCAAGGGTTGATCTCTACTTGACCGTCAATATATCCAGTGATCTCAGGATCAGCGCCAGTAGGCACAGGGAATCCGGGATTCAGGTAGCCGTCTTTGTTGAGGTCTTTCAGAACACGAACACTTCCATCAGCAAACAAGATGTTACAAGTATTGCCACCATGTAAAGCTCTCCAGTCACGTGTATCTTGCAGTACCAAGTCTGTGTTTGTTCCCTTCCATTCAACTTCATTAGTTGGAGTTACAATATCTCCAATGGTTGGAAGTGATGCAGGAATCAGCTCAGATCGTGGCGTACCCGCAGAAACAATCTTAACCTTTTGAGTGGATGGATCATAAAAAGCTGGACCATCATTGAACGCTTCTGCCAGAGGAATTCCTCGTACCATGTCGTCATTCATTTGATCCCAGTCGGGGCCAGCGCCTTGACCAAGAACAGCTTCGTCTGTGTCGCCCTTGTCAGCATCTCCCAGCAAAGCAATGGCAGAGCTTGGAACTACAGCATTTTCTACTTGACGCTGAGACAAAGGACCAGCGGTATTCATAAAGTCTTTCAATTTACCAACAACTGCTCCATTTTGAATTCCGGGAGCGGATCTTACAAAGTGCCAGCTTGCTGCATAGTTTGTATTATGCCCAGTTTCCCACAGCTTCTCTTGAACAAGAAGCGTTCTTTCTGGACTAAATGCTGGCATACCATCTAATGTTGCGGCCAAACCAATTCCATATCTGGAGGGAGGCGTGGTTGAGTCGTCTGAAGTATTTCCACCAAGTAAATCGTTATACTTTTCGTTAGAAATACATTCATTACTAGGACATAACAGTTGTCCCGGCAAAGTATCTTGCGAAATACAGTCAGCTACCCAAGAGAAAATCTCAGGTGAACCATCTCGCTTTGCATCAAAAGCACCACTGCACAGCTTGTTTCCTGAAGCAGTGTCAGAATTTGCAATCAAGGCCAGTCCAATTTGGCGTAGGTTGTTTTTACAGACTGTTGCTCTAGCCTGCGCTCTGATTGAGTTAACTGCTGGAAGCAGAATAGAAATCAAGATACCAATAATAGCAATCACAACGAGCAATTCAATTAAGGTAAAAGCATTACGTTTTTTCATTTTAGGATCTCCTAAATAAATAAAATAGTGTTGTTACCTCATTATATCAAGTAACGGGGTTTTTCACAACACTATTCTATGTATATTAAGATAACTTAAAAGTTAAAACGGGATATTGTCATCCCAATCGTCATCGTCTTTTTTGGGTCGTTTTTTATCTAACATTAATTTGATCTCTGGAGGCATCTCTTTTAGTTTCTCTCTGCCTTTGTCAGTTATCTCGTAATAAAACTTACCATCTTCTCCAATCAACTGATCTACCAAATCTTCTCTCATTAGCCTAATTAGTATATCTTGTACTGTGTTTCTCAGTAGCTCTTGTTCTGCCCGTAGGTCCAGCAATAGTTGAGGAGGCTCTTCGTCTATTGGCATACCTATAATATCAAACCAGACATTACCTTCATCTGACGTTCCTTCTATTTGGTCGGCTAACTCATCCATCCATCGAGCAGCAGTTTCAAAATCTGAGTAGATAGCTACTGGTTCTGTAGTTTGTCCATCTATCCATTCGGCCATTTCCTTCTCTGTCATTTTCATAAAATCTAGGTAAGAGCCAGAAGGATTATGCTCTGAAGTATTTGTTATCATAACAATCAAGTACATTATATTTTCATTATCCATCATTGATTCTTCTCCAAATAGCATCTAGTGTATGTTTGAAAGGCTCACCTTCAATGGTAGCAACCAAATCCCACATCTGTTGTGCGATCTCTCTGATTTCTAGCTGGGCATGTTCGCTGTTTCTCAGCTTGATAAAGTTAGCAAAACTCCTCATGTTGAACATTACATCAGCCTGAATCTGGCTGTTGTAAGTCTTGAAGAATCGTGCTGACTCTTTTGCTCGCTTGCGTCCCAAGACTGGTTCTAGGTCTGCGATACACTGATGATAGAGGCTGTTGCCTAACTGTGTATAGCTTTCCAATGCTTCAATCCAAGTGCTGTTCCTTGTCTCGTGTATTCCACGAGGAACCAACGGAAGAACTTGTAGAACTCCATCTTTGACATTTATACCTTCCCAATCTTCCGGCAGGTAATACTTATCTTCTTTTAATTCTTTGTAGCGAGCTGACTCAGCATTGAGTGAACTAATACGATGCTTGAGCAGGTGAATATGACTAGCAATATCTGTATCAACAAGAAAATGTACGGTCGCTTTTTCAAAGGGCGTCTCATGGCCTTCACTCCACAGCATATTAATTAGTTTACCAATTCTGTTACGCTTGTTCTCGGTCAGGTTTCTACTCGTAGAGGTCCAAGCACTGCAAGCTATCGTAGTGTCGTCTCCGTAGTAACCAATCAACTCAACTTTGTTTTTCATAATGCGATCCTCCCGCCACTGGTCTTGGCGATTAATTGTTTTCTAATTAAGAATGGTTCGATAACATTCTCCACTGTCTCTAGCTCAATATTGATTGCAGAAGCAATCGTTCTTACGCCTACAGGTTTGTCTTGTTTCTTTAAGAATTTCAAATACACTCTATCCTGCTTTGTTGAACCATCCATGCCAATACCCCTCATTGCAAGAGAGGTCTTTAGTGTATTGGAACACACAGAGGATAAGCCCTTGGCAACCTTGAAGTCACGAACCCATTCTAAAAGCCCGTTTGCAATTCTAGGAGTGCCTCTGCTTGCTCCTGCTAGTTGGGCAACGACAGCATCTTCCATATTCAGGCTTAACTTCTTACAATTACTTGATATCAACTTAGACAATGTTTCTATGTCGTAAAGCTCAAGCTCAAAGCGTAGCTTGAAGCGGTCACGCAAAGGAGCAGACAAACTTCCAGCCTCGGTTGTAGCACCCACCATAGTGAATTTTGGTAGTGGCATTGACACAACCTTGTTCTCCTTACCCTTTTCAATTACTATGTCCAGCTTGAAATCTTCCATAACTGGATACAAAAACTCTTCTGCAACCTTAGTCATGCGATGGATCTCATCTATAAATAATATAGAGTTTGGCTTGAGGTCTAACAAGTAAGGTATGATAACTTTTGGTGAACGAAACGTAGCACCGTTAGCGATCTTGATATCTACACCTAGTTCGTTAGCAAGCGCGGTCGATAGAGTAGTCTTGCCTAGACCCGGAGGACCGGAGAACAATACATGCCCGAGAGCATCCTGTCTCACCCTAGCGGATTTGACAGAAATACTCAGGGCTTGTATCAACTCTTTTTGACCAATCAACTCGCTGAATTTAGTAGGTCTAAACGACATCATCATTCTCCACCCAGAGTTGATGCTCTACGTCATCTTCTGGTTCTACAAAACAAATCTTGAACTCACGCTCAAACTCTCTCCAACTTGATTCGTCTATG